AGGCTACTACGGCAGAAATCGACTACTTGCCTGATCGCAGTTTCACACTGGCGTGCGTAGGGCCATGGGTTATTCTTCAGCTCTTCAATCTGCCGGCTGTGCCGACCAATGGCCAATTGCCAGCGCACGGGGTCAAGATCCACGCCCACGGGCACGGCTTCGAGCAAGTCAGAGCCGAACTGCGCGGCGCCCTTGGCATCGAGCCCTTCGAATATGGCGTCCGCCAACCGTGCCAACCACTCAGGCCAGCCCAGCTCGGTCTCAAACGCTTTGTGGTTGTAATCGTTGAGCGTGCAGCCCACAAAACAACCGTGCTGCGTCTCGTCGTCAAATCCTGTGCCCTGAATCACTTCGTCGGCCGCCCGGTGCGCAGCAAAACGCGCCACGTACTTAGCCTTTACGATCGGGTCATTGTGGTACGAAATCAGTGTTGTTTCCATGTTGTCGGTCCTCAGCGGTATGTTAGAACGAGTCGGCTTTGCGCCTGACTCCAATATAGGATAGAAAATCCGTTTTGTAAATAATTAGTTTTCAATACTTCGCTTTGATCGGTGTCACCTTGCGCGCGGGCAGCGCCTCGCCGTTCAAATGCGCCTTGATCTCGTCCAGGCCCGCGGCCCCCCAGTGTTCGGTGTTGCGAATCGCGTAGTAATACTGCTTGCCGGCCGGCCCGCGGATCTGGTTGCCGCCGTTGATCTTAGGTAATACCCCATCGAGCGCGATACCCAGCCCCCGGGCCTTGAGCCGGGTCCTACCCTCGGGGTCATACAGCATCAGCATCTCAGCGGGTGTGGCCAAGTCGCGCTTATCAAACAGCGTGGCCACCGCGGCCGACGATGATCTAAGCGCGGCTTCGGGGTCATCCGCCAACTGGCGCACCCAGCTATCGACATCTGAACGCGAAGATTCGATCATCTTGAGCTTGGCCTCGGTCACGATCGCGGGGGCCATCGGGTTGAATGCCGACACATCGAGCTGAAGCAGGTAGTCAAACAGCGCCGCGGGGCCGCCATTATTCAGCCAGCCCCCATACTCGACACGGTAGAACGATTCCGGCAGCGGGGCTACTAACACCTCCTGGATAAACATACGCCGATCGTGATCTTCGAGCGAGAACGCGTTAGGTCGGTTCGAAGTGAACAGGTAGTTGATACAATCGCGCAGATCGTAGGGCTTTTCCAACTTCTCGTTCACGCGCACCGTGGGTTGTGTGATCATCCGCTTGATCTCCTCCACCAGCTCCCGTTTGTCGGACCCCGTGATCTCATCGCCCATGACGAACTGCTTACGCGCGGCCCACCCGTTGAACGCGCTGTGCAACTCCTTGTTGCCGACCTCGGTATAGTTGCGCCCGTAGATCTTCCCCATCGTGTACCCGATCAGCGATTTCCCGGTACCTTGCGCCCGGCCATGAATGACGGCGGCCGTGAACATCTTGACCCCCGGGTTCTGCAGCGGATACGCGAGCCACTGCAGGAACCAAGTCTTGGCGGCCTGCGGCGCGCCCGTGAACAAATGGTCGACCAGTTTCAAGAACGGGTCAACGTCGCCGGCTGCGGGCTCAGTGCCCCAACCCGGCCATACGTTGAAAACGCGCCGCGCGCTCACCACGGGGTTCAATGGCCCATCAGCCGAGACCGTGGCACTGAGCTCCCGGCACCCCGCTTCGGCGTCGACACCCGGGGCGTAGATCAACCGCGTCGCCTGATTATGTAGTGGCCAATCGAGCCACGCTTTCAACACAGGGCCGCGCTTCAACTCCGAGGCGCCTGACTTCAATACCTTGCCCGTGGGGGCCAAACAGAAGACTTGTTGTGTGATACGGGCGAGGCCGTCATAACGGTGCAGCGCGTGCGTGTCGGTGTCCATAAATCGGTCCAGCTCATGCACATGCAGATACTGATCGTTCAAGGCCCATAGCGGCTCAAGATTCACGAGCGGCTCTCGGCCCTCATCGTGGCTGGCTTCAAGCAACTCTTCCAAAGCCCCGGCGCCGCGTGCCACAAGATAGTCATCCAGGCCCGTCTTGCCGTCCGCCAGCACGTCAGGTAACTGCACCTCAAAGGTCAAGGCACCGCGCTTGCCCAGCGTACCCCCTAAGCGCATCAGCGCGGCTCTGACTTCCGGTTTGTGGGCCGCATCGCTGTCATACACCAGGTAGACCCGGCGCCCGGCCCAAGCTATTTGTTCCAGTTCGGGGAGCAGCTCCAGGTTGAAGCGCTTGGAGCTGAAACTGTCGACGCCGCCTAAGCCGATTGTGGGGAATCCATTCTTGCAGGCACACGCCGCTTTCAGCTCACCCTCGGTAATCAAGAGCGGGGCTTCGATGTCACTGAGCACTTGGGGCCACGTTACGGACCCCAACATCGGGAAGTACGCGTAGGGGCGCTGGCCGCGCTCGTTGGTGTAGCGAATCACCTTAGTGGGGCGCTCACCGAATGCGCCTGCGGGGGGCTCTACTAGATAGCGGATGCGGTAGAACGGCGGGGCGCCGAGCGCTTGGCCCGTGACGGGGTCGTAATAAGGGATGACGAAAGCGGCGCGCGCCTCGAAGTTTTTACTGAGTGCCTTGGTGGCTTTGGCATCGAGCGCTTGGAAGCCTAGCTCTTTGGACTCTGCGACGGTGAGCCCGCTCGATGCAAGTTTAGCGCGGAATATTTCGTGTAGGGGATTCGCGGGCATCTTGAGCCGAGAAAAAAGCTAGGCAACCTCAGTCACTCGGGGAGTGTTGGCGGACACGGAATAAGCCCCGTGCACTGAGGTTGCCTAGCTTGTTTCAATCGACCCTGGCCGCCGCCAAGCGGTGCGAGTTGAATGATAGTGTCGGCGCGTGGCGGCTGCTGAGGACGATTTTGACGTGTGTGTAGATTGGGGCTTTGAACGGAAGCCAACTAAATGACCCCGCTAAAGTGAGACGTACCCAAGCTACCCAAGAACGACGCGCCGACGTCTGAGAAGATACCACAGGGAGCTTGAAATGCAAGCGCTGGTGGGGAGGCTGAACAGTGTTTAGCGACCAGGTTTTGGCGCGAGTTTGCGCAGATATAAGACGCAAAAACAATAAGGGCCAGCAAAACTTCTATTCTTTGGTGCGCACGCATCAAATATTGGTGGAAAAACTATCACTTTTTGGGGTGGTTTTGGGACGCTGATGGGGCCGTTTTGACCTGTTTTTGGCTGTTTTTCATGATTTCGGAGCGCTCGGCAGCCCCATTGCAAGACACTCAAAAGTGGGGACAGGTCTGGGATCCTTTATTTACGGCAATCCTTAAATATCTGTCTTTTTGTCTTTTGTCTTTTATCTTAAAATTAAAGGAGAAGAAATAACACTATATAAAGTAAGGGTATTATTGGGTAATACAAAAAAAGGTTGAAAGACACGAGACAAAAGACAGACTCCGTTTTCATCAGTGGGCGGCCCGAAGGAATGGTGGTTGAATTTTTACTCTTTCGACAGCTCTTGATTCGCGCAGTGTTGGCAGTAGCGCAACACCATGTGCCATTCATGTGTGAGAGGCGGGGCGCTCGGGTACTTGGCCAGGTCGGTCTTGAGAAATGCCTCCCCCGGTAGGACTTGGTGGAGACACGGCCCGAAGCGCCCGCGGAATTCACAGAGGAAACCCTTGCGTGCTTTCACCCATTTGCCCCGTCCACGCGCGAGGAACCATTCGGCTCGGGTCATTCGTAGGTGCAAGGCTTGAAGGGGGCCACGGGGTCTTGCATACGACAAGGCATTACTATACAAAACGCGGTGCAGTCGTCGCCATGCATGAGGCCGTTGCCGTACGTGTGGAATGGGAATGAGTGTTTTACGCCGTACCATTCTCGCAATGCATCGTTCGCGTCCGATACCTGGTCCCATTTATATTGCTCCTGGGTCTTCGCTTGGGTTGTGTCTGGGATTACTTGGCGCCAGTTGGGGAACTGGCCGTCGATTGGGGTAAAGAGGAAATCACCCAAGATGTAGCGACCGTCTGACGGCGCTAAAATGACATCTCCCTTACCTTTGCACGCTGTTTTCACGGTCTCAGAGGGTACGATAAAAGAGAACGGCCCTTTTTGCGGGACGTCGGTCCACTGCACATTTGCTGCATGAATCAGCCCGCAAAACATGCGATGCCCGTCAGTGGCTACGATATGCACGTCGCCTGTCGCGGTGAATTCAAGCAGTACGCCGTTCAAGTAGTGGCGTACATCTTTGACGGGCGCGTGTGAGAGTGCTGCGCGGAGTTGTGATTTCTTAAAGGTGATCATTTTATGCCTCAGCTCAAAAAGATGTGGGAAACGATTTCCTGCGCCAAGTGCTCGATCAGTGCACCGTGTGTCTCGGCGCGCAATCTGATCAGCTCTAGCAGGTGGTGGGCAAGGGGGCTCACGGTTTTGCACCCGCCAAATCAAACGTGGCCCAAGCGCCATACAAGCCGTGCACCCTATCAGCGTACTCAGGTCCCTTTGAGGCAATGATCGAGAGCTGCTTTACCCAGTCGGCACTAGGTTTTCCAGTGCGATAACGCTTGGTATTGCGCGCGATTAATTTGACGAAACAATCCGCTCCGACCACGCCCCGCTCTGGCGTCGATACTCCGAGCTTTAGTTGTCTGCCGCAGTGATTGCAAGTGCATTCACGAACGTACCCTTGTATGGTGATCGTTTTCATCTCAGATTCTCCTTAAGCCACTGCCATCCAGCAGCAGGCTAGAAATATGCCCAACAGGGCGCCGATTGCGATTGCTTGGAGTAGGGGCTTCATACTTGTTTCGTCGGGTTGTATCGCGCACTTTCGATGACGTATACGAAGGTGTAACCACTGATAGAGCTGCGCCCGCAAACCCAATCGGCTTTGTAACCTTCAGCGGCGGTCCACTGCAGCTTGCGGCACAGTGCCATCGCTGCTTGCGCATGGGCTTCCTCGCCACTCAGTTCGTGCGGGTAGGGAATCGTGATCGAGCCCGCGTCGCACGTGGCCTTGATGCGCGAACCTTTGGTGTTCGATGGGCCAATATATTTCGTGGTTATTGCTTGCATGGTCTTAGTCCTCAGTGGTTGTGGGCCTTTGTTTGTGCCCATGTAGAGAACTATAGGCCATATTCCCAAAACTAACTAGTTTTATTTCGAGTATTTTGCACGTTGATAAATTGTCGACGTTTTGTCGGTAACTTGACGATTAGGTGTTATGCGTTATTTGCATAATGCAACGTTATAACATCACACGTAATACCCAGCGAACCCCTAGACCAAAGCCCCAGGCCCAAGAATCCCCGCATTAACCTACCAAAACCAAGCCCTAGGACCTTCGAGCCACCTCACCTGTATGTAGATATGCACCACTAAGCACCAAGCCCGCCACGTGGCTATACGCAAACTGTGCTCTTTTCCGTGCTGGGGTACGAAGAACTGTGCTCTAAGCGCCCAGTGCCAAGCTATAAGTATGTAAGCACTCACTTAAAACCCTACTTTCAGCGCTGAAAGTAAGAACGCGCCGCCACGCTGCAGAGACCCAAGACCTAAGTCGATAGATGTCTGAGTACTTTCAGCGCTGAAAGTAGATGCAGGAGCATCGAGCCTGGAGCCGAGCGCTTGGACTTTCAGCGCTGAAAGTGATCGAGGCTTGGTGCTGAGTTGTTAGCGCTAACACTGAGGGGTGCACTGGCTTGGTGGCTTGGTTGAGGGATGGCTGGCGCTAAGCCGGCTAGCCGCAACCGAGCGCTGGGTACTACACCCCGGACTCTCTGTAAACAGTAATACCGTATATACTCTTAGCGCTTGGGTCTCAGGTCTTGGCTCGATGCTCTTGAGTCCTTAGTAGTTCAAGGCGAGGTGGATGGTGGCGTGTGGCCTGGTAGGCAAGGGGTAGGCACTTGGCTCTGGGCTGTAGGAACAAAACCGCTTTTGAACCGCGAAAAAAATTTGCTAGGGAAAATTTTACCAAAAACCCAAATTTTGAAAAGGTCTGCAAAACTGGATAGTTTTAGAGCAGAGCCCCGAGAGCCCGGCGCTCAGTAATGGCGCGAGGAAGCCAAGATCTCGGCCTCAGCTAGCCTCAGAAAAATTCGCACGAACATTTACAAATCGAATAGAATGCTGTACAGCGCACAGTCAAGCGCCCCTTTTTCCCAATTCAGGAGCAAAGATCATGGCTAAGTCGAGCGGCGGCGGAATCATTTCGGGTGCCAATAAAGGCATGATGGGCAATATGGACCGCGGCACCTCCGCACCTCAGAACACGGCAGTCGGCTCCGGCTCGCGCCCGACCAAATCGAAAATCGATATCGAAACCTCGTCGGCAATGGATTGCAAGACCCAGGGCCGTAGCACCCCCGGCGCGTTGAAGTAAGCACTGACATCATGGCAACCAGGCGCACAGGTTCGTCAGACGCTCCGCAAGGGTTCGACCCGCAGGCCGGATTCGATCGAGCTTTCACAGCGATCGGTAAGGCATTCGGGGCCAAGTCCCGCGGTCCTAAGCACCGCAGTAGCTCCGAGCAAGCTCCTGACGACCTCAAGGGATTGGACTACGGCGGCGGTAGCAACCCCAACGATTCAAGCTGGCAGAAGTAGGCACCATGCCCAAGATCCAAAACCTGAGCCCCGCGCACCGCGCCGCCCTCCAGCCATTCATCTCGGCCTGGAACTCATCGCCGCGAGACTTGCGCGAGGGGCTCACTTTCGACGAGTGGGTGCAGAAGGTCAGCACTCACATTCTCAAGCCTGAGCAGGTTGCCTGGGTTGCCCACCACCTCGCCGGTGGAGTTTTCCGTGGCCAAAGCTAAGCCCAAGGTTGCCGAGGGGCACGTCTCGTCGAATAAACGCCGGGACGACCAAGCCAAGCGCGAGCGCTTCGTTCAAGAGGTGCTGGCCAACGGTGGGAGCCGCCGCGCGGCCGCCATCGCCGTAGGGATCCCGGAGAAGAGCGCCGCTGTCTGGGCCTGCAACCAGATGAAGCACCCGTATGTGAAGCAGCTCTTCGAGGACCACAAGCAGCGCGTGGCCGCCGAGTTGGAGGAGAAGCATGGGCTGACGATCAAGAACGTACTGGAGGCTCTGCGCCGGCTCGTGATGGCGGACCCGAGACAGCTCTTTAATGCCGACGGGTCGTTAAAACCTATTCGGGAGTTAGATGACGCGACAGCTTCGATGGTCAGCTCTTTCGAAGTCACAGAGAATTACAATCGAGACGGCTCTACGGCGATTGGCCGCACGAGCAAGATCAAGATGTACGATAAAAATTCAGCCATTGACAAGGCTATGCGCCATCTCGGGGCATTCGAACGGGACAACAAGCAAAAGCCCCTCACGGTCAATATCACTGCCGAAGACGCCCAGGTGCTATGAGCGAAGATCTCGTCACCCTCGACGAGCCTCCTGTACAGGAGGAATTCAAGCTGACTGAAAAGCAGCTTGAGGCGATGGCATTGATCGGCAGCGAAGCTATACACATCATGCTTGAGGGAGGCTCCCGCAGCGGAAAAACTTTTCTTATCATCCGCACCATCGTCCTGCGCGCGCTAGCCGCGCCCGGGAGCCGGCACGCCGTGCTCAGGCTACGCTTCAACCACGTCAAAAGCGCAATCGTGCTCGACACGTTCCCCAAGGTGATGAAGCTGTGCTTCCCTGGCGTCATCGCCCACATGGACAAGACTGACTGGTACGCCCAGATGCCCAATGGTAGCCAGATATGGTTCGGCGGCCTGGATGATAAAGAGCGCGCCGAGAAGATCCTGGGGCAGGAATACGCCACGATCTTCCTGAGTGAGTGCAGCCAGATTCCCTATGCCTCCCGCAACCTGGTCGTCACGCGCTTGGCGCAAAAGGCCGTGTACGTGCAGGACGGCGTGGAACATGCGCTGCGTCGCAAGATGCTGTACGACTGCAATCCCCCCTCGCAAGCTCACTGGACTTACCAGCTCTTCGAGAAGGGTATGGACCCGGTGGACAAGCAGCCCGTCGACCGTAAGCGCCACGCGTCGATGATGATGAATCCGATCGATAATATACAAAACCTGGACCAGGATTACCTGGACTCCCTCGACCGCCTGCCTGCCCGTATGCGCACGCGATTCCGCGATGGCAAGTACGGCGACGTGACGGAAAATGCGTTGTGGACAATCGAAATGATCGATGCCGCGCGCGCGAGCGAAGTCCCCGACATGCAGCGCATCGTGGTCGCCGTCGATCCCTCGGGTTCAGGTGATGAGGATAACTCTGGTCACGACCCGATTGGTATCATGGTGTGTGGTGTCGGTACCGACGGCAAGGGTTACGTGTTGGAGGATCTGACGATCAACACAGGCCCCAAGACCTGGGGCAATGTCGCCACGACCGCGTACGACCGACACGCGGCCGACCTGATTGTGGGGGAGACGAACTACGGTGGTGAGATGGTCAAGTTCGTGGTCCGGGCCTCCAAGCCCGACGTACCGTTCAAGAAGGTCACGGCGTCACGAGGCAAGGCGGTTAGGGCTGAGCCGATCGCCTCTCTCACCGAACAGGGTAAGATCCGGTTCGCCGGCAAGTTCAACGATCTCGAAGACGAGTTATGCGCGTTCACCACGGGGGGCTATGTCGGCCCGTCGAGCCCGAACCGCGCCGACGCGATGGTCTGGGCATTCAGCGAGCTGTTCCCTGGTATCGTACAGGCTGCGCGTAAGACTTCAAAGGCAAGGCCGATGCAAGCGCGCCCGGTGTCGGGCGGCTCGGCTTGGCTGGGGGTCTGAGATGGCCATGGCCTACAACCTTTACCGCTACTGGTCGATCACGCACGGCATGAACGTCGCGCGAATCTCCATGCGCAATGAGCAACACGATGAGTTGTTTGTGATCGTCCCACAAGAAGGCACAGGAATGCAGAAGCGCGCGTGGCGAACGAAAGGTTTGGAGGCACTGGAAGCGGCAATTGCCACGCGCCAGGAGCCCGGCCCCGTCTATCTTGAGGCGGCATAATGGCTACGAAGAAAAAACAGGCCACACCAGGCATCGGCATCCCCGCGAGTACCCCGGGCACGATCAAGAACTACTCGACGGCCAACAAGCCCCCGGGTGATGCCAAGTCCATGGATGAGAACCTCCAAGACACACACGGCGAGCAGAAGAAAAAGCGCAATGAAGACGAGCGCAAGAAGCGCGCCGACGACAAGCTGCTCGCCACCGCGCGCAAGCGGTTCAAGCGCTGTCTGG